AAATTGGTGTCAGATAAATACATATATGAGTTTATATTTAACATGTCCGAAGAACAATGGCTTCAAGAACGAGTCAATGTTATTGAAGATTTAAAATTAAGATTCCGACAAAATCAAATTGAACAAGAAGGTAATGATCCTACTATAACTGGAGTGTCATATGGTACGCCACACGACTTGGCTTCATTACATATGAGTTCAGATGAGGTAGAAGAAAAAGATCCAGGTGGTCGACCTAAAGAAGGAATTAAATCTGGACAACATGCAAATGAATTTGGGTGGGATCCAACTGGTAAGAAAACGTTGAGACAGGCATTTAATCCTGAAAATCAAAAAACCACATTTCAACCGGATCTCAATAAACGTAAACGGCCGATGACTGCAGAAGCACAAAACGTTTTAAATTATTATAGAAAACAAAAAGGGCAAAAAATCATCACAGAAACCATGAATTCTTCTTCTGAAGACAAAGATGCAGGATCCATGTTAGATGAAAACAATCTTTTATCGTCTTAACTATATTTATTAATAAAGAAAACTACTGGCTGCAGTATGAAAAAACTAAAACATTCAAAATACAAGAATACCGGAATACTTTTCGAGATGCTTGTTAGAAAGTTAACTTCAGAAACAATGTCTTCTGATAAAACTGTAACTGTCGATATTATAAAAAAATATTTTGGCAAGAACACAGAGTTAGCAAAAGAACTTCAATTATACAATTCATTGATAAAAGAACAACACAAAACTGAGGCCCGTGCTTTAGACTTTATCAGAACCATTAGAGAATCATATGCACATCTCAATCAAAGCGCTTTGAAAAGACAACGATACAATTTGGTAAAAGAAATATCTGAAAATTTTGTGTTTGAACGTGTTGCTAAAATACACATAAACAACTACAAGGCTTTGGCTTCGATATACATGTTGTTCGAGTATAAAGATTCTGATAATCCTAAACGATTAATGGAATGTAAAAATGCAGTATTAGAACACACGTTGTTAACAGAAAAGAAACAACCTACAAAGCCTACGCTTATTGAAGAATTTTCGAAACAAGAAAAAGCAACAAGATTGTTAACATATAAAATAATGATAGACAAATTCAACGACAAGTATTCAGTGCTTTCAGAATCACAGAAACAGTTGTTGAACAAATACATTACCAATGTCAATGACACGGAAGCATTGCGTGAATATGTTAGTGAAGTTATTCCTACATTGAAAACAAGACTATCAGAGCATTCAAAACACATAACAGAAAAAGTAACTAAAATAAAAGTTGAACGACTTTCTGAAATGCTTTGCAATGTAGAAACAATGAAACGATTAAAAGAATCACATATAGTGTCATTGATGCGTTATATGGATTTGATTGACGAATTAAATAGGGTACATAAATGAAATCATTTTTAGAACAAATAGTTGAAAATTTTCAAGCGCTTGACGAAAAAGACGCAAAACCTGATTATTTAGATTTTGATGGCGATGGTGATAAAGAAGAGGCAATGACAAAGGCATTAAAGGATAAAGAAAAAAATCCAGTAAAAAAAGCTGCAGCACAATCATTATTCGGTAAAGGCAAAGATCTAGAATTTAAAACATGCAAAGATTGTTCCGGTAAGTTAACACCGCACCTCAAAGACAAATGTCAACGATGTTCAAAGAATGAATCGGTAGATCAAGATAAAGATGGTGACAATGATTTTGATGATGTTAAAATTGCAAGAATGATGGCATCGGGTATGTCAAAGGAAGATGCAGTTAAAAAAGTTCAAGAAGAAAAAGAAATAGATGAAGCATCTACATCAGCTGGAGCTGGAGCATATATGACTCCTAAAGCATTTGGTAAACGAACAAATCCTAATCTTAAACAAAGCACAGGATATACTGACGTCACTAAAACAAAACTTCATACTGAATATGATTATGTACAAGAAGCAATGGATCGCAAGTATGAACAACTTATAGAAGGGTATCGAGATTTTGCTTTGGGTAATGGAAAACGTTCTCCTAATCAAACTGTTAATAGTGCTATACGAGAAGTAGCTAAAAAATTAAAAGAAATTGAAGAGACTGTTAAATATACTGGCAGATTAAAAACTGAATCTGGAATAGCACATTCTGGTTTTAGTAGTGGAACGCATAATGCATTAAGAAAAATATCAGAACGATTAGTTAAAATATCAGAGCGAGTTAGATCATTAGGAGAGTAAGATGTCAAAATTATTAGTAGAATATATGCCGTTTAAGCCAATTGGTTCTATAAACGAATCAAATGGAGCTAGATACGGTGTTCCAGGTGCATTGATCGTTCAAGGAGTTTTGCAAAGAGCAGGTTCTAAAAATCAAAACGGAAGAGTATATCCTAAAAATATATTGGCGCGAGAATGTCAAAAGTATCAACGAGAATACATAGATCAAAACAGAGCTCTTGGTGAATTAGATCATCCAGAGTCAAGTGTAGTTAATTTAAACAATGTGTCTCACAACGTTTTAAAAATATTTTGGGAAGGTGATGATCTTAAAGGAACTATACAAATTTTAGATACTCCGTCTGGTAAAATATTAAAGTCTTTGTTTGAAGCTGGTATTACATTGGGAATATCTAGTAGAGGCCTAGGCAGTGTAAAAGAACTTCGCAACGAAGGCACAGTTGAAGTCCAAGAAGATTTTGAATTGATTTGTTGGGACTTTGTTAGCAATCCATCAACACATGGAGCATATGTAAGACCAATAAATGAATCAACGCAACGACAAACAAAAAATAAATACGATAAAGTTAACAACCTAATCACATCAATACTATGTGAAGATGGTAAATGTAGGATATAACATGAAATTTGAAAGCAAAAATTTAAACGCAATACACGACATATTAAATGAAAATGTCAATGAAAAGCAAACAGTATTTTCAGAAGGACCTGCTCCATTAACCGCTGAACAAAAACGTGAATTTCATGAAGCAGTAAAAACATTTTCTCATATGGGTGAATCTGTATATGGTAAAGGAGATTTAAAAGAAGTGGTTGATCGTATTACTAGTATTGTAGAAACGGCTTCACAACTTGTTACTGAAAAAGAAGATATGGTCGACGCTGTTAATGCTGGACGACACATGAAAGAAATATCTGGAGCTTTAAAAGAATTTCAAAAATCATGCAATGAAGTAATAATTCATCAACGTAGAGCTGAATCTGCATTTGAAGATGTAGCACACGGAGTTGGCAAATATTTTGAAGTAGGATAATTTGGAATTTAAAATATATATTTATATAATATAAGAGCATGATAATGAGTAAGTTTAAAAAAATGTATCGAGACTTTTTTAGTTTGAAAGAAGCAATGAGTGCTGAAGATTCCGAAATAGTTAAAACAAATATGGAAAAAATAGCTACAGATGCAGAACGATTTAAAGCTGCAATGACATCAGAGGAACTTATAGACGAAGCTCAATTGGTAAACAACTTAACAGACTATGCAGGACATGTTATATATCAATTACGTGATCCGCAAGAAGCAATGTCAGTAGCTAAAGAAATACAACGTTGGACTACTAAAAAGGGATTTACTATTATCAAGCATGAAAAATCCAAATCAGGTCGCACAGGATATTTTTACTTTCGAGTAGGAGAAGATCCGGGAAGTGAATCACAAAAGATTCAAGGATATTTTGCACAACTACCAGAGCTTAACAAATTTGCATTTAAAGCTCCAAGAAGCAATAATCCTAAAAGACGACCAAGCAGAAAATTTTAAAACAAGTTATATGAGTAAAAAACACAAACATCACAAAAGTATCGTATCAGGTACACCATCTGCAGTAGCAGTAGTCGACGGAGACATTTCATTTGCATTAAGAGCATTTAAAAGAAAAATGAAACAACTAGGCGTATTAGACGCTTTAAAAGAAAACCGCACGTTTACAAAACCTAGCGTAAAGCGTAGAGCACAACTTATTAAAGCAAAATATATGCAAAAAATAAGAGATATGCATCAATACGATTAACAATTAATATATTTTTTTAAGTCCTAGCAGAAATGTTAGGGCTTTTTTACTGTTTTTTAAGTAGCGGTATATTTATTAAGGAAATACGCTATCTCTATATAGTGTCTATAAAAAATAATATTCTATTAAGATTTCAAATAATCTTATTTCCAAAAACAAATTTAAGGAGAAAACAAATGGCAAAATCAGATTTGCTAAAAGAAGCAATTGCGGATGCTAAAGCTGTTAAAGAAACTGCGTTGGCTAATGCAAAGATTGCTCTTCAAGAAGCGTTTCAACCAAGAATCAAAAGCATGCTCGAAACTGAGTTAATCGGTGAGCTTGAAGATGATGAAATGGCTATGGATGAACCAATGGATGACATGGGTGACGAAATGGGCATGGATGACATGGGTGACGAAATGGGCGCAGAAGGTGAACCAATGGATGTTGGTGATATCGAAATCGATACTGACATGGACGGCGAAATTGACTTTACTGGTGACATTATGTCAAAACCAGGAATGGATGCAGAACCAGAAATGGATGATATGGGTGACGAACCAATCGACGAACCAATGGGTGATCTAGAAGGTGACGCAGCTATGGGTGATGACGCAGGTGACGAATTAGGCATCGAAGAAATCATCAGAGAGTTAGAAGAAGATCTCGAAACAGAAGGTACACACGAAGGAATGTACATGGCTGGAGAAGAAGATGTAGTCGCAGACGAAGAAGATTTAAATGCAGGAATGAAATACGAAATGTATTCAGCTGACAAACGCGGACAAGAGTATAATGAACGTGCAGACAACTTCCGAGTTAATGAAGATTCATCTATTGACGATCTAATTGAAGCAATCTTAGCAGAAGAAGAAGATGACAAAAAGATGAATGCTGCAGAAGAAGACAAAGACGAAAAAGCAGCTAAAAATGAAAAACATTGTGTTGCTGAAAACAAAGAGTTAAAATCAACTCTTGGTGAAGCTTATGACACTGTGTCTCATCTTAAATCAGTAATCAACGAAGTTAATCTTTTAAACGCAAAACTTCTTTACACAAACAAATTGTTCCGAAATTTTGATCTTAACGAAGGTCAGAAAATGAAAGTAATTGAAAACTTTGACAGAGCGGGTAACACAAGAGAAGCAAAATTGGTATTTGCAACTTTAGCAGAATCATTCCATAAGCCTACGGCAGGAAAGAAAATTGTTAAAGAGTCAAAATCAATGGCATCCAAACCTGTTGCATCAACTGCTCCAAGCAAAGAAACAACACAAGTATTAACTGAAGGCTTTGAACAAGCCAACCGTTGGAAGAAACTAGCGGGTTTAATTAAATAAGGGAAAAAAGAAAATGAGCCTTAATTCATTATTACAAGATCCTAACGATTCTCAAAGAAGTGCAGCGAAAGCTCACGTTAACAAATGGGAACGAACGGGTCTATTAGAAGGTCTTTCTAGTGAGACTGAAAAAGCCGGAATGGCACAATTGCTTGAAAATCAAGCAAGACAACTAGTAAAAGAATCATCTGCTACAGGTACAGCAGCAGGTTCTGAGGAATGGGCAGGAGTTGCTCTTCCATTGGTACGAAGAATCTTTGCTGAATTTGCAGCTAAAGAATTTGTATCAGTACAACCAATGAACTTGCCATCCGGTCTAGTATTTTACTTAGACTTTAAATATGGTACAGCAGTTCCTGGGTTTGACGATGACAACACAGATGTCCCAGGCGACAATGGTCATCCATTCGGATCTCCAGAAGCTGACGATTCAATGTTTGGTGTTACTAACCTAAGCGGCGATCCAACGGGTGGTCTTTATGGTGCTGGTAGATTTGGATATTCTATTCCAAGTGTAGAAGGAACGTTAGCATCAACTTCAGTATCGACAGGATCTGGTGCAGCACACGCAGCAGCATCTAGTGCATCATTGAATTTTGATTCTGAATTTACTAAAGATTCAGCTACATATTTTAATTTAACTGTTAATCTTCCAACAAACGCAGATAAATTAGCAGTTAGAGCATTTACATTGTTATCTGGTTCTACAGAGATTATTCCTGTGCAAGCATTTACAACCGTTGATGCTAATTACACTGCATCATTTGTAGTTGCAGCTACACAAGCAACGTTTATTCAACATGCAAAAGGTGTTGTAGGTGGGTTAAAACTTAACTATAGCAAACAGCCAACGGATACAACTAGAGGTGACTTTGAAGATGCTGATCCATTTAAGGGTAGCACAGCTTCACCTGGTCAAGGTATCAATGACGGTACAGATATTGATATTCCAGAAGTTAACTTGGAACTTCAGTCTGAGCCAATCGTTGCTAAGACTCGTAAGTTAAAGGCTGTATGGACTCCTGAGTTCGCTCAAGACCTTAACGCTTATCACTCAATCGATGCTGAGGCAGAATTAACTTCAATGTTATCTGAGTATGTATCAATGGAGATTGATTTAGAGATTCTTGACATGTTGATTGCTTCTGCTCCAACTACAGAGTATTGGTCAGCAGTAAACAATGAGATTTACAGTGGCGCTGCGTTTACACAAACGTCTGCTACTACTGGCGGGTTCTATAACACGCAAGGTGGATGGTTCCAAACTCTTGGTACTAAACTGCAAAAAGTTTCTAATAAAATTCATCAAAAAACATTGCGTGGCGGTGCTAACTTCTTAGTTACATCTCCAGCAGTTGCAACTATCCTTGAATCTATTCCTGGATTTGCTGCAGACACTGATGGAACTAAAATGGAATTTGCAGCAGGTGTGCAAAAGATTGGTGCAATCAATAACAGATACACTGTATACAAAAATCCATACATGAAAGAGAACGTCATATTGATGGGCTTTAGAGGTGCGCAGTTCCTTGAAACAGGTGCGGTATTCTCTCCATATGTTCCTCTTATTATGACTCCTTTAGTTTACGATCCAGTAAACTTCACACCAAGAAAAGGTGTCATGACACGTTACGCGAAGAAAGTAGTTCGTCCAGAATTCTACGGAAAAGTATACGTGAAAGGATTGGAGACTCTTTAATAGTTAAATAGTTAAACACTTTTTAATTTAAAGAATTAACAATTGAGTGGAAAGGGTAGCTTCGGCTACCCTTTTCTACTGTTTTGATATTTATATAAAAAAAGAAATACTATGGCAGTACCAAGAACGAAATACGAAATGTTTGCAGACATACGGTATGACGGACGACTTGTAGATGTATTAGATCGAATAAGAGCAGTTCGTTTAGTTTTAATGGTTCATATTGAACAAGATTTAGGTCCAAATAAAGAGTTAGTAAAAATAAAGATATTAACACCATATCCACCTAATAAATCATTTGAAGCAATTAGAAGAATGTGTTTGGGTAAAATAGAAACTCTTAAAGATTTGTCTTTCAGAAGACCAACTCTCACAAAATTAGGTTAAAAAGGTTACACAATGACAACACCAAATCGGGTCAAGACCCCTCCAAAAAACAGTATTAAATTTTCTATAACATTGTCGGATGAACAAAAAAAAGCTAAAGCTAAAATACTAACAACACCATTTAACTTTATATTAGGTAAAGCTGGCTCGGGTAAAACGTTGTTAGCAGTACAAGTAGCATTGGATAAATATTTTAAACGAGAAGTAGATAAAATTATCATTACTCGTCCAACTGTGTCTACAGAAGACAATGGCTTCTTGCCTGGGTCTCTAGAAGAAAAAATGAGCGAATGGCTTGTTCCTATACGAAGCAATATGAGAAAAGTTTACAATAAACCAGATCTGTTAGAAAAAATGGAAAAGGAAGAAAATATAGAATTAGTAAGTCTTGCTCATTTTAGAGGACGAACATTTGATCATTCTGTATGCATTGTAGATGAATTTCAAAACCTAACTAAACAACAACTACAAATGGTTGTGAGTCGATTAGGCAAACATAGCACCATGATTCTATGTGGTGACAGATATCAAATTGATTTAAAATTTAGCAATGATTCTGCTATTCATGAAGTGCCAAAAATTAAAGAATCGAAATATGTCAATGAAACTATTTTAACTGATAATCATAGACATGAGTCATTAGAAGAAATTTTGAACCTCCTAAATGAAAAGTATTGATATTTATATTAAAGGATATTAATGGACTACTCAGAAAATAAACCAATTTGGCCCGGAAGCTCTTCATTTAGTAGCGGAAAAACACCATTTGGTTTTTTTGATGCTGACACGTCTTTTCAAACAGAAGCAGACAGTTTTGCTAAATTTGCTGCAAATCATGTTGGATATCCAATTATGGATGTTGAACTAATTGATATAAATTTTTACACAGCATTCGAAGCTGCAGTGATAGAATATTCAAATCAAGTCAATCAAATTAACATTGTTAACAACTTAATAAACACATTAGGAGTAGATACTGGTTCTAGTTTTTTAACTGATGATGGATTTACGGGAGCATTAGTTAAAGGTAATCTTAGTTATATAACGCAACTATCAAAAGCATATGGAACAGAAGCTGACAGTGGAGGCGACGTTAAATGGTATAGTGCTTCATTAGATGTACAAGATGGAAAACAAACGTATAGTATTCGAGAAGCCGTTTCTGCATCATTAGGAATAGAAGTTGCAGACACTGATGGTATTGAAATTAGAAAAGTACTTCACAATACACCACCAGCAATAATTAGATATTTTGATCCATTTGTGGGAACAGGAATGGGAACGCAAAACATGTTAGATGCATTTGACTTTGGTGGATTTTCTCCAAGTGTAAACTTTATGATGATGCCACTTCATATGGATTTGTTCCGTATACAAACAATTGAATTCAATGACAGAATAAGAAAATCTGCATTTTCATTTGATATTCATGGCGACGATTTAAGAATATATCCAGTGCCAGGAACACAAGGAACTATATCAACTCCATTCTATGATAAGGTTTGGTTTGAATTTGTATATGAAAAAGACAAAAGAAACAGCGGCTTGTTATTTGGTAATACAGCACTTTTAAACGGTGTTGTGACTGACGCATCTAATATACCATATACATATCAAAAGTACACGAACATCAATGATATGGGTCGTAGTTGGATATATAGATATGGAGCAGCCATTATCAAAGAAACATTAGGATATGTTAGAAGCAAATATTCAAACGTTCCAATTCCAAATGGAGAAGTAACACTAAACGGAAGCGATTTAGTATCACAAGGACAATCAGAAAAAGAAGCATTGATAACGCAACTTAAAGAGTTTTTAGACAAGTTAACTAAAGAACAAATGTTAACAAGACAAAATGCAGAAGCAACACAACAAATGGAGATCTTAGGAAAAGTTCCATTAAAAATATATGTAGGATAGGAGGTAAAAAATGGCACTGTTTGGAGGACAACGAGATGCTAAATTTTTAGCCGCTATAAATTCAGAATTACTAAATGCAGTAATTGACACAGAACTTGAATTTTATAAATTAGTAGTAGAATCTTCTAATTCTAATATATATGGTGAGTCTGAAAGTAAATCATATTATGATTCTATATTAATACCCGGTTTAATTACTAAAGACGATAAATCTGCTAACATGGACGATTATGGTCACACATATACCCGTTCTTCTAAATTTGCAATATCAAGAGATATATTAGTTAAAGCAGACTTTTATCCAGAAGTTGGAGATATAATATTTTGGGACAATGAATATTTTGAAGTCGACAATGTAGATGCTAATCAATATTTTGCAGGTAAGAATCCAGACACATGGCCGAATGGAGACAGTCATGGATATAGTGTTTCAATTGTAGTTGATGCTCATGCAACAAGACAAACACCACAAGCTATTAAAGATATTAGATTCGGAGGCAATAATAATTCTCCAGCATATGGAGACAAATAATGCCAAGACAAAACAGACAAAATATTGATCGTAAGACTAATAAACCTAATCCTAAACGAACAGAGGGGTTATTTGATGATCCAGTTTTAAACAGAGCAGAACAAGTACGTCGTGATGATGACGTAATACGTACGGTTAAACAAACTGTATACGATATTGATTATGCAATAAAATGGTATATTGAAAACGAAATACAACCTCAAATAACAGCAAATAAGAATTTAGTAGATGTACCTGTAATATTTTCGAATGGAGAAAAATGGGATAACGTAAGACGATTAGGATATATTCGTGATGAAAAAGGAATGCTTCAATCTCCTTTAATTATGCTTAAACGAAATTCAATGCAAGAACGAGATAATGTAAGAACATTAGATGCCAATAGACCACAAGCAGGAAATCATTTAATATATCGATCCAAATATAATAGCAGAAATAGGTATGAAGATGAATTGTTTCCTATACCAACAAATGATCCAGTAGAATCTAAAAAAATATACGTTGTAGATGTACCAAAATATGTTAACATAGAATATGATATGATGCTTTGGTGTGATTTTACTACACAAATGAATGACTTAGTAGATCAAATAATGCCATATGGTAGATTTGCTTGGGGTAATGAAAATAATAAATTTGCAACTTCTTTAGGTAGTTTTAGTTTTGAAACAGTAAACACAGTAGGAGAAGACAGATTGGTTAGAGCAACTATTCCTTTAACAGTTATGGGAACATTGCTTTCAGAACAAGAAACAAGAAAGTCCACAATTAAAAAAATGTATTCTGTCAAAAAGGTAGTGTTTCAAACGGTTATTGATGTGGATAATAATATATTTGAAACAACAAAAATACCTACTCAATTATTACAAGCATCACAAACAATTTCGGGAGGTGGCAGTGTAATAGTAAACGGTGGAGGAACTAGCACAACTGTTGATAGTAACTCAATGGCATACCTAATTGGACTAGTAGACAAAACTGCTACATATGTTTCTGCTACAACTGTTACTGTTGCTGGTACACCTAAAATTAATCCTACCACATTAGGTTATGCATCTGTCAATGAATTTGATGTGTATGTTAATGGTCAATACATAGACAAAGCAGTATACACTTGGACACCGGATGAAAACACAACACAAACAATAGTATTTAATACTACCACATTAGGATATGATATTTTGAATACCGACACAGTTATTGTTAATGGGAGATGGGCATAATGGCAAGGCAAATAAGACCCGGACAACTTCAAGAAAATGTGTTGTATAATATATCTGCAAGTTTTGCTATATCAGCATCTCATGAAATTACTCATGAATTATCTTCTAGTTATGCCGAAACAGCAAGTTTTGCAGTAACAGCATCGCATTTATTGAATAATCCACCGGCATTTCCATTTACTGGTTCTGCAGGAATATCTGGTTCTTTAATAGTTAATAGCAATTCTACTTCTGAAACATTAAGAATAACGCAAATCGGTACCGGCGACGCAATACGAATTGAAGACTCATCAAACCCAGACTCTACCCCAACCGTTATTACAAAAGACGGGGACATGTTTATTGGGTCAAGTTCAGCTGTGACAACCGTTGGTGGATTATCTCCTAAACTGTATATAAAAAATGGAAGTAGCGGATATTCAGGAGACTTGGCTATTGACACTGCAATGCTCTTTGAAGGAAGTGGTGCTACCTATTTTGGAACATTGTCGCCTGATAATGTTGTTAGTGGATTGTATATGGGAAGCCCATCAGACGTATTTGGATCGGTTATTCGGTGGGGATATGATGCTGGAAATTTACAACTTATTGCGGCGTCTGTTGGACATGGTATTACATTTCAAGTTGGAAATAAACCACTACCTTCTTTAAGTATCATTCCAAATATATCTAGCACTTCAGATTACAATGCAATCGTTCAAGTAACAGGTAGTGTAACTGTGTTAGGATCAGTAACAGCATCAGCAAATATAAGTAGTAGTGGAACTATTGTAGCATCAAATTTAAGCGGAACAAATACTGGAGATCAAGACTTATCATCATTCATAACTAACTCACAAACAGCATCTTTTGCTATAACTGCAAGTGATGTAATTTTTACAAATCTAACAGCTTCTAACAACATATTAATTAACGGTGGTGGATTAGATATTAAAAACAGTGGAGCACAATCATATGCTAGATTTTATTGTGAATCTGGTAACGCACATTATACAGAATTAAAAGCACAACCGCACTCATTGTTTTCAGGTAATCCAACTATGTTATTACCAGCATATGATTTAGATTTTAGTAAGCCTAAATTTCAAGCCAATATAACAGCATCAGGAGACATTAGTGCAAGTGGTGATTTAGAAGTTGGTAATATTAAAACTAACGATAGAATTTATTTAGATTGGCCAACAACAACAGCTGGAAACTATATAGAATTTAACACTACTAAAAATGCAGCATTTTTTAAATCTGCATTATCAGTTTTGTCTAATATAACATCATCGGGTAATATAAGTTCAAGTGGAGACTTAATAGGAAATCAATTAGTGTTAGCAGGAGGAACCTTTACGTCTGCTTCGTTAGCTGCAGGAGGAGGAGGTACTACAGTAGTAGCAAATCCTGGAGGATCTCCTGGTACCGCATTAACTACAATTACTATTGCAGGATCTGATTTTTCAGTTGGAAGTGGTGGCGGAAGTGCTGCTGCGGGAACTGTATCTGGTTCAGCCCAAATTACCGCTCTAGGTTTTGTAACTAGTAGTGCTACAGCATCATTTTCAAACGTAGTAGCAAATCCTGGCTCGTCAGGTGGCGGTGCATTGTCGACAGTTACAATAGACGGAACTAGCTTTAGCGTAGGTGGTGGCGGCGGAGGTTCTAGTATATTTACTGCATCTAATGGATATCAACAAACTATAAACAACTTAATTATATCCCAATCAAATGCATCATCATCATTAAGTGTAATTAATTCTGGATCAACCGTATTTGACGTACAAGGTAGTGTAGGACAGCTATTTGAAGTTGCAGACGGATTAGACGGGGTATTAATGTCAGTCAACGACATATCAGGTATTCCTATATTAACAGTATCATCATCAGGAGATGTGTTTTTAGCAGCCGGTTCAACACTGCAAGGTACTGCAGCAACTGCATCATTTGTCCCCGGGGTAAGTGCAGCATTTCCGTTTACCGGTTCGGGAGCAATATCAGGATCGCTGAATATTAACGGGTCTGGCTCTGGTATATTTGACATCGACGGAACAGTAGGACAATTGTTTTCTGTTAATGACGGACTAGACGGTATATTGATGTCTGTAAATGATATATCCGGCCTACCATTATTTGAAGTATCGTCATCAGGACACGTAGAAATACACGAAGGTAATATATCAGGTAGCGCAGCCTCAACTGCTTCATTTGGAACATATTTAGGTGACGGTTCACAATTAACTAATCTTCAAAGACCAATAACAGCATCATCAGTTAACTTTTCAGCTAGCATTAATAATGCAGGATATTATTTTAGAACTGGGGGAAATGTAACATGTTCTATAGGAACAACATCAGCAACAGGCATTTCCATTGGAACAGAATATGAATTTTTTCAAACGGCATCTGCAGGATATCTATGTTTTACAACTGCAAGTGGTGTTACGTTAAATTCTAAATCAGGTAAAACAAAATTAGCAGGACAATTTTCAGCAGCTACACTTAAAAAAGTAGCAACTGATACTTATGATTTAATTGGTGATTTAGGTTAAAGTATATTTATATAAAAAGAAACACAGATGGCATTTCATCATTCACCGAGAATAGTAACAGAAGGATTAAAGTTCCTAATGGATATCCCTAATTCAAAGTCATGGCCTGGATCAGGAACAACCATAACAGATATGATTGAATCAAAAACAGGAACTTTATCTAACGCAGTAGTTGTAGACGGAATACAAGGACATATTTCTTTTGATGGATCTGGAGATTATTTAACATTATCTGAAACAATTTCTTTAGGCGGAACATATACATGGGAGTGTTTTTTCAAACATGACACTGTGTCAAATGGTGGATATGGTTATTTTAACGAAATAGATGTCGCAAGTCAAAGTGGATTTGCAATTTCTGAAGGAGGTACCGGCCATGGAGGAGCAGCTGGAGGAATGTATTATTATGGAGGAGCAAATGCGAATCCTATATCAACAGGAGCTTTAGATATCGATAGATGGTATCATGTTTGTTTTGTTTGCACAACTTCTACTAAAGAAGTAAAAACATATATAAATGGAACGCTTGATAAGACAACTACTGTTACAGACACATTACAAGATGGATTTGTTAAAATAGGATGGAACGGCGGATCTTGGTATATGACAGGAGATATAGCTCATTATGCAATGTATACAAAAAAATTATCAGATGCAGAAGTAACGCAAAACTATAACGCATTAAAAGGGAGATTTGAGTAATGGCAACTAATTATGGAACACCTCCTATAGTATCAGATGGATTAGTATTATGCATAGACCCGGCAAATTTAAGATCATATCAATCCGGAAGTTTGGATACATTTAGTTTAGTTCCATGTACTACTACTGGAAGTTTAAAAAATAATGTTTCATTTCTAGATAGTAACTCCGGTGTTTTTAATTTTGATGGTTCTGATGATTTTATTACATTTGGTAGTAATAGCACTTTACAGATATCTGGTGATTTAACTATCGATATATGGTTTTATCCAGAAAGTTTATCAGACGCCGATGGGATAGTACATTATGGAGTATCGGGTGAATCTTTGAGTGATAATGCAATGTATTATTTAGATATTGTAAATAGTAATGATATGAGATATATTCATGAATATGCTAGCGGAACTAATCAATTAATTAACTTCAATACTAATTTTACGTTGAATCAATGGCAACATATCATTGTAACACGTGATGCTAGTGCTAAAACTGTTAAATGTTTTATTGATGCGGTAGAGACTAGCAATTCATTAACCTACACTACAGCACCAGCTGGCGGTGATGATGGTAAATTTGTTTTAGGTTATGATTTTAACGGTAATTCACTAGACGCTCGATTTTCATCAATTAAAATATATAATAAAACTTTTACAGTATCAGAAGTAACACAAAATTATAACGCATTAAAATTGAGGTTTGAATAATGGCTGTAATAGGCG